GATTAATCCATCGAGTGTAGCCGAGTCTACAAGCGTATGTAGCTTAGAGTTAGTTACAAGTTCAGTCGCCGCAAATGTATATCCTTTTCCTATTGTCATATTAACTCCTTAAGATTTCATAATATAAGCGAGTGCGTAGTAAGGTTGTAAATACCCCGTCCCCGAACCTATCGCACCTGTTGAACCTGTTACTGCTACTGCGCCATCTGATTTTGCTCTAACATATGATGCGTTTGGGTCATCTGCCCATGCCGTACCTTCATTATTTCTACTTGTTCTTGTTACAACTGTATCTGCGGGGGAATAACTATCCGTCCCGGTCACGCCTCCACCCTGTAATCTTTCTATATTATGCGTATGCGCCCCACCCGTCAAACTTCCTGCGGCGTGGACGTGACTTGGCAAGTTAGCTTCGGCAATAGTAGTAGAACCACCTGTCCCAGCCACTGCATATGTTGAACCAGCACCTACAACAAACCTATCTCTTAGGTTAGGAGTTCCGCTAGTTCCGTCGCACAATAACCAACCAGCGGGTATATTGACTATCGCCCCTGACCAAAGCATAATCATACCCGCAACAAAACTTGTTGGGATATTAGACGCAGGGATTACTCCCGCACCGCTTGGGATACTACTTAAATTAGTAAATTTATTCCCCGCTACATCTGAAATCTTTACGTTAGTGATTACTCCGTCGGTAATATCTGCCGCCACTATGCTTGATACGGTTGCGTCGTCAACAAGTGCGTGAAGTTTCGCCGCTGTGACTTGTTCAACAGCCCCGAAATTTATTCCTCGTGCTATATCGCCCATTTACGCCCTCAATAATTTGTTCGCTTCGATTTCAGCGTCATACATTGATTTAAAATCCTGTGTATTACCCGCAAGTTCTAGAGTAACATTTTCGGTTCTGCCTTTTTTAAGGTTTTCGGTGAGGATTATTTCTTTGTTGTTGAATACAAACTTTACTTTGTATTGGTTAATATTTATCCTTTGGAAATAAACTATTGGTTTTATCCCGTAGGTGTCGTTAAAAACTTCTTCAAGAAATGTTTGCCTGGTAAACTCATTCATTTTCGTATGTCTCCGCAAAGGTTACTATGTTATAGGCGTAGAACTTAATCGGGTCGGTGTTAGCGTCGGTGTTTTCTATCTTTACCTGTATTGTCCTAAACCTGCCGATACTTTCCAAGTGGAACTTCTCTCTTATTTTGTAGGAGTCGGAGAGGGTAAACGGCAAAGAGATAGGTAACGTCGGAGCGGTGGTTGAACTTAAATCAATCGTTCCTAATACCTGATACGCAGTCCCGTCCAGAGCCACGCTTACCGTAAACGAGTTGCCACTCCCAGCCACGTCTGCTTCAATCTCCAGCTCCCCACCAGACTTATAGACTAAAGGTTGCCCGAAATCTTCTTCTTTACCTTCTATAGTCTCTGAAATCGCTGTCCCGTTACTTGCGGAAGTTCCTTGATCGGTTGTGCCTGTCCACGCACGATAAACTACTCCGTTTGCGTGTAGTCCGTAGTAAAGTCTATCAGCCCCGTTGACCTTGTAAGTAGCCCAGCACCGAGGAGACCAGCCCTGAATAACCATATAAGAGTTACTTGCGGGGTAGTAAACCCAAGTGTCAAACGTCAAAGCACCTGTAGGGACGGTTATAAAGAGCTTGTTATCCCAGAACTTCATCCTTATTCGGTCTATATACCCGAAGTTTATTCTAGTGAACTCATCTTTTAGGAAGTAAGACAGCGGATACGGCGAACCGCCAAGCTGTAATTTGTCCTGAACCGTTCTTTTAAGCGACCTATGCCCGTCAGGAGCGAAGAAATGAACGTCATCTCCTACCATAGCCCAAGCGTGCTTGCCCACAACTCCCATTTCGGTCACCAAAGGCTCTGGTTTGTCAGTAGCAACAGGGGTAGCGGACGGGGCAATACCCCAAATACCTTCTTTGCCCATAACGATAATCCCTGTATCTCTGGTAGCCGCTAACCCTCGTTCAGCACCAACTGGGATGCGGAAGTTGTTAGTTACGGTGTCTTGTGCGGAAGAATAGTCGGAGTCGTAAGCGTCAGTGAAGTATAAGAGGTCGTTTTTAAGCGTCCACACCCTGTTTCCATACCAACACATCACGTTAGATTTTACTATTGACCCAGACACGCCCGTAGCGGCACATAAATCTTGTATATCCCAAACATTTGAACTGTTTTTATGTAGTCGTAATGGATTATCTGTGCCGTTCTGAATTATAACTATGTCATCGGGAACTAAACCAGACTCTTTACATTGAACCGAACCCCAAGTATCGGCTGAAGCGGTTGCTGAAGCTATCCAAGTCCAAGTTGCGGCTTCTTCTTCGTTGGCGTAGATGTCGTTAGACTCAATCATTACCAAGTCGTCAATATACCCCTGACGAATGTAGTTATGAAGATGGTTCACTGAGTTATTGGACACGTCATTAGCTATCAACACGCTTCCAGGTCGTTTAGAGGCTTCCCCAGGAGTGGAGATGTCCACGTTGGTAAGCACAACGACCTGATTCTCGCTGATATTACTAGCGTGCATCCGGCTGTTTACCCCGCCACTAATATCTTTACGGATAACAGGTAACGGGGTATCGTCGGGAGAGTTATATGAAGTTACTGCTCTTAATTCTTCTTTCATTAAAGTATCCCCTCATCACGGTCGTAGATTTCGGGCGTGAATTGGTATATTCTATTAGGCTGTGCTTCTCTCTGAAAAATCTTCTCTCCGATCATCTTTTCATACATCACGTCGTAAGCCTGTGCTTTAGAAAACTGCTTTTTATACCTCTCTGCCTCTGCGGTAGCTCCTAACTCGATTATATCAGCCACGTCCTTGACTAAAGGGTAGTCGTAGTTTTGAGATAAAGGCAAGACACGCCGTTTAATCCTAAGTTTATAAACACAACTTCTATCGGGGACGTTTAGTATGCGGTATGAACTCTCTAACTGCTCCGGGGCGAGCATAGACAACACTGTAACCCCGTCGTTCTCGTAGATTGAGGTATAACCCGTAGTGGAAGCACTTTTTGAGATACCGATAATCCGTGTATAAGAACTTGCGGCACTTGCTGGGGTAGTCCCTGTCAAGGTAATGCTCTCATACACTTCTGACCCACTTACAATCCCTCTTAACAACACCGTCTGCGTGGTGTCAGAAGTGGAAGAAGATTTAACCGTGACTTTAGTTGCTGAAGCGGGTTGTGATTTAACTACGTCGTAAGTTAGGTAATATAAGTCAGTAGAGTCTATATCGTCTAAGTCGTTTGTTTCCGACATCTCAACGCCGTTTGTGGTATCTTCGCAAAATAGTATCCTATCCGCATCTTCAGATAAGGCGTAAGTCAATACGTCAGCGGAAGCGGTTACGCTCTGCGTGAAATACAATTCTTCCCAGTCGTAGCGAGAAACTACATCTCGGTATTTGTCATTAACCCAATACCCTATCAGTGTCGCAAGAGCGGTTGAGGTGTCTTGGACACGGTTTCCTACGTTTGTTTTGAGTTGCGAAAACGCTTTATTCATTTGTCTTTCTCCACTAAAAGCCTAAAGACCTCTGCGGGCGGGTTGCCCTCTAAAGCCTTTTTAGGGTCTTTCCAATTCTTCTTCAATACTTTCAATGCTTCCCTTACCACATCAAGCGTGTAATCTATATCTGCCTGGTTGTGTGAGTAATTTATAAACTGTGCGTAACCGAATATAACTTGCCTCTTGACACATTCTTGCCAAAACAACCCTTTATGCTCTGCCGTAGGGAACGTGTGCATAGTCCTGTTGGGATAACCTATACACTTTGTATCTAACCCCAACTCTTTGGCTATCTCGTTATATCCGTCTTTGAGGTAGTTTCCTAAATACCAGAACTTATCGAACACTGGTTCGGTCTCTAAGACTTTGATGGTAGCAAGAGCCGCAACTATACTCAATAACTCCCCGCCGAATGTCGTGCTTATAAAACAATCCCCTTTCAGCACTTCCATAATCTCTTTTTTTCCGCAGACGAAACTAATTGGCATACCGTTAGCCATCGCCTTGCCAAAAGCTGATAAGTCGGGAGTTACTTTAAAGAACTTCTGTGCCGAGAAACCAGGGAAGCGGAAACCTGTTACCACTTCGTCAAAGATTAAAACCGCCCCGTGCTTTTGGCACAACTTCTTAACTTTGCTCAAAAATCCGTCTTTAGGTTCTTCCCAGATACAGGGTTCAAGTATTACAGCCCCCACTCCTGCGTTTACTTCCTCAAAAATCTTCTCTAAACTCTTTATGTCGTTGAATACAAACTTATGCGTGTATTTAACATACTCGCTTGGTATACCTTTGTTCTTCGGAGTATTTACCGTAAACCAATCGTGCCAGCCGTGATACCCGCAGAACGCAACGTGGTCTTTACCTGTGTAAGCCCTTGCCACCTTTACCGCCGCAGAGGTAGCGTCAGAGCCTGTCTTTAAGAACTGAACCATCTCCGCACAAGGGATGATTTGCGTCAGTTTCTCTGCTAAAACCCCTTCCAGTATCGAAGGGAAAGTAAATATTGTTCCGTAATTTAGTTGGTCTTTTATCGCTTCATTGACCGCCGGGTAACTATACCCGAGTAATATTGCCCCTAATGCGTTAGGGTAATCTATGTAAGGCGTATCCTGGTTATCCCACACGTGGCAACCTTTACCACGCTCAATAAAGATAGGATAAACTCCCTCTACATACTTCGAGGGCATTTTACTAAGTGTCTGCGTTCCGTTGGGTATTACTTTAAGGCAACTTTTCCAGGCGGTCTTTGATCTCCTGTTGGGTGAGATACCAGGTATTTGTGTCACTTGAGTATGCTTGTCTGCCATTACAAGGCACTCCTTTTGGTGGACTGGAATAGTTCCAGTGTGCGTCTTGTGGAAGGATTATAAACTTGTCCGGTGTATCAAGAGTGTGCTTCATCTCGTCAGCCAAGATCATAGTTTCGTGGACTTTATCGCCAACCCTGTCTCCGTTAATACTGAAGTCTTGATTAGAGAACATAGCGTGGAACATATCCATCACTTTAACTGAAGGAAGTTTAGGAACGAATATCTCTCCGCCAGGAACGTAGTCCATCTGCTCTAAGACATCAGTAGCAAACGCAACCACATCTTTCATATCAAACCAGAACCTTGTAGCTTCGGGGTTGTTTATGGTAATTGGTATCTTCTTCTGGGCTAATTCTCTCCAAATCGGGACTACTGAACCCTTAGAACCCGCTACATTCCCGTATCTAACACAGCAGAATTTAGTTTTACCTTTGCCTCGGTAATTGTTGGCGTTGATTATTAGCTTCTCCATACACATCTTGGTCGCCCCATACAGATTTAAGGGAGCAACCGCTTTGTCGGAAGAAACAGCCAATACTTTCTCCACCCCAGCGTCTAAGGCGCAGTCTACGACGTTCATAGACCCTAATATGTTGGTCTTTATGGTCTCAAAGGGGTTATACTCGCAAGATTGGACTCTTTTAAGGGCGGCGGCGTGAATAACCACGTCTACGCCTTCCATAGCCCTGCGAAGTCGGTCTTTATCTCTTACATCCCCTATAAACCCGTCTAAAAGACCGCCGTAATACTCGTCGTTGATTAAATCTGCCTGTTTATGCTCGTCTCTTGAGTAAATACGGATACGCTTTGGACACCGTTGCTTTAAGAAGTGCCGGATGAAGTTGCTCCCAAAACTGCCCGTACCACCTGTGATTAAAACTACTTTGTCAGTGAAGTCCATACCACGCCCTCGCTCTCTTTAAGTCTAAAGGATTATCAACACTTAGTTTAGTTTTACGTCTCATATACGGAGTAACGTGTTCTCTGTCGTACACATCTTGGGTGTTCTTATGGGCTTCTTCTAACAACCAGAACGGGAATACCTCAACGTCTAACCCGTCAATCGGGGCTACACAACAGTAAGCGTAATCGTGGGTCTTGAAGTATTCAACAGCGTAATCAATCACTTTTGGGTCAATGAATGGACAATCTGCTGTGACTCTTACAACAATATCCGCAGAATGACTGTCTGCACAACGGTAGTATCTACCAAGTACGTCACTTTCGTTTATATCTGCATAAACGTCACACTGGTATCCCCGTATGTCGTGCGGAGACGCTACCACAACCTCATCTACACTTTGCGCCATAATTACGTTGTCAATGCACCGCTGTAGAATCGTCTTGTCGCCTATCTTCTGCAACACCTTTTTAGGCAACCTTGTGCTTGTCAGTCTTGCTTGTATTATCGCCACGACCTTTAAGCGTCGCTTCAAGGACATACATAGCCTCCGATAGATTGTTAGTCGGCATCTTCTTCTCCTGAACCGCTCGGATGAAATGTTCTACCTCTTTTTTATACATAATATTCGTCGGTTGTATCTTGAAACTAATGACTTCGTGCGGTAAGTATAAGTCCAGCTTTCTATGGTAGTTCTTCATTAAATAATCCATATGCACCGAAGCCGATACGCCACTCTCGAATATAATGCCTATCTCCGCTATGTCCTCTTTCTTAACCTCAAGGTCGGAAACTTTATCGCAAACCACTTTCAACTGCTTGAAATTGCCAAAGAGCCAGTAGAGGTAGTCGGGTTCGTGTATTGCGTCTATGACTATCCCCCCATACTCGGAAGCCGAATATGATTTCTTGTAATCTGTCTGCCTCCAAAACGGCAAGTAGTATCCCGTCTCCGCTCGTGCGAAGATGACCTTCTTGCTGTCCGCTATTGTCTTAGCCTTGATTATCGAGGGGTGAAACCTCAAGTTGCACCCGACCATACAAATCTTGTCTTTGTAGGGCTCAATCTTCGGCAGATCATCCAGAGTCCAAGTCAAAGGTTTCTCTATGAACGTCG